CATCGACGACGCCAACGTCACGAACATGGAAGGCGGCTTCACCGGGATCATCGAGCAGCTCACGCAGGCTCGGGATCAGGCGAAGCACTTCGCTGACGTGCTGGCCAAGCTGAAGAAGCTGGGCCTCAACTCGGAGATGTTCGACCAGCTCGCGCAGGCCGGCCCCCAGGCTGGCATGGAAGCGGCCGAGGCGATCCTCGGTGCTGGTCAGGCTGGCGTCAACCAGGTCAACCAGCTTGAGAAGGAGATCGCGAGCGCGGCCAACAAGGTCGGCGCGACTGCCAGCCAGGTGATGTACGACAACGGCATCCACATGGCTGAGGGTCTGGTCAAGGGGCTGGAGTCCCAGGCTGGCGCGATCGAGAAGCAGATGCTGAAGATTGCCGACTCGATGGTCAAGGCCATCAAGAAGCAGCTCGGCATCCACTCCCCCTCGCGGGTCCTCGCCAAGATCGGCTCCTACGTCGGTCTCGGATTCCAGAAGGGTCTGCTCTCCGAGCGGTCCAACGTCGCCCAGGCGGTCGAGGACAGCTTGCTCGTCGGCGCCACGTCGAACAGCACGGCACGGAACATCGCCTCTGCGGTGGGCTCCGCGCTGGGCACCGGCAGTGCGACGGCAAGCAGCTCGAAGACCCTGAACTACTACGCGGCCCCCGGCTCCTCGCTCGGCTCCGAGGAGGATCTGTTCGCCGCCGCCAACCGAGCCAGGATGGGATGGTGAAGTAAGTGCCGAAGCTCCTGCTGGTGAGCGGTGCAGACACGATCGACCTCAACGAGATCGACGACTACGGGATCGGGTTCCAGGCCAAGTCCGGTGTGACTGGCCTGGGCCTGCCCCCGGTCTCGGTCCAGTGGTTGGAGGGCGCCGGAGACGGCGCCACCTTCCGTAGGACCCGTGTTCAGACCAGGGACATCGACCTGCCGGTCGAGATCCTGGCGAACGACCGAGCGGACCTTCAGGAAAAGCTCTCCCGGCTGGCACTTGCGCTGGCCGGGGGGTGCTCCCTGGTCCTGCTCGACAACGACGGCTCGTCCTGGTCGACCGAGGTTCACCGCGTCGGCGGTGGTGAGTACACCTACGGCGCAGACACGATCGGCGAGCGCGAGTTCCAGACGGTCATCACGCTGCGGGCCGGCGACCCGTACTTCACCAGCTCGGCGCAGCAGGTGCGTACGATCTCGGGCGCGTCCAGCGCGGGCGCGTTCCTGGCCAACATGGTGAACATGACCGTCGCCCCCTCGCAGGCGATCGGCTCCATCGACCTCTTCAACTCGGGTGACGCTGCGGCGTACCCGGTGTGGGAGGTGCGCGGTCCGGGTGACACGTTCGTCGCGACGTCACCCAGCGGCGAGACGCTGAAGTGGAACGGCACCCTGACTGCCGGACAGAAGCTGATCGTCGACACCCGCAAGGGGACGGTGCAAGACGAGACCGGCACCAACCGGTACGACCTGTTGGACACCGCGCCTCGCTTCTGGACCGTCCAGCCTGGCAGCTCCACCGCGACCGCCTCTCTGTTGAACACCACCAGCGCCTCGCAGATCACCTGCTCCTGGTACCCCCGGAAGTGGATGGTGATCTGAGTGCGCCTGGAAGACATCACTGTCGAGGTGCGTGACAAGACGCTGGTTCGTCGGGGCATCATTCGCCCCGAGGAGCTGGACCTCGAACTCACGGACAACTTCAACAACCTCGGCTCCTGGTCACTGAACCTGGCGTCCGAGCACCCGCTGTGTGACATCCTGCGGACGCCCGGCGCCGGGATCATCGTGACCGGCCCCGACGACGTACTCCTGTCCGGGCCGATGGTGAAGTCGGAGTTCGCCTCGACCCCCACCGACCCGGACGGGACAGTCGCCTTCGAGGGCGTGTCAGACACTGTCTGTCTTGCAGATTCCCTGTCCTTCCCGCAGCCGTCCAACCCGGACGGCGCCAGTCAGACAGAGGCGCATGACGTGCGCAGCGGTCGCGCCGAGACTGTCATGCATGCCTACGTCAACGCCAACATCGGTCCGTCAGCTCCAGCCGCTCGTCGCAAGACGGGGCTCATCATGGGCGCGGACGGAGCGCGCGGACCGATCATCAACCAGTCCGCGCGCTTCCCAGTGTTGGGCAACCTGCTCACTGAGATCGCCCTCCTCGGACAGCTCGGCTTCCGTGTCGTGCAGCGTGGGGCGAACCTGGTCTTCGAGACCTACGCCATCACCGACCGCACGGCGTTCGTCCGGCTCGACGTCCGCAACGGGACGCTCTCCGGGCAGAAGGTCGGCATCTCCCCGCCCGGCGTCACGCGCGCCATCGTGGCGGGCCAAGGCGACCTCACTGATCGCCAGTTCCTCCAGGTCGACAACGCCGAGTCCATCGCCGCCGAGACCGACTGGGGCCGGCGCATCGAGCAGTTCATCGACCAGCGCAACACCGACGACTGGACCGAGCTCCAGCAGGCCGGTGACGAGGCCCTGGGGGACGCAGGCTTCACGGCCATCAACGTCCAGGTCGTACCGATGGAAGACAGCCAGGCCCGCTTCGGCAAGGAGTGGGGACTGGGTGACGCGCTGGTCGTCATCGTCGATGACCAGGAGCTGAAGTCCACGGTCACCGGATACGTCATCAAGGCTGGCTCCGATGGCTTCAAGCTCGGCGCCCTACTCGGCGACCCGACCGGCTTCGACGCCTCCGCCGCGCTGAACAAGCGCGTGGCCAACACCGAGACCCGCCTGTCCAACCTGGAGCGCAACTCCACGGGAGGCGGCTCGTCCTCGTCCGATCAGATCATGCACATCATGGGGGTGTGGTAAGCGATGGCGAACACGCCGAAGCGCCTTTCCAGAGGCAACACTTCGACGACGCTCACGAACGTCTACTCGGTGCCGACAGGCGCGACGACGATCGTGACGAACATCGTGGTGGCCAACTCGGGCACCAGTGCGGCGACGGTCCTGATCCAGCTCAACGGGCTGGCGATCATCCCGAACACCTCGATCCCCGGTAACGGCATCTTCACCCTCGACATCGCCCAGGTGATGGACGCGGGCAACACGATCCATGTGCAGGGCAACACGACGACCTGCCAGTACTTCATCAGCGGAGTGGAGGTGACAGCCTGATGGGCTTCTCCGTAATCCCGGAACCTGCCATCTCCGGCTTCACGGGCCCGCAGGGTCCGGCCGGTACGATCCCGTCCGATCCGACGTTCACTGGCTCGATGGCGGTGAACGACACCTCCGGCGACCCGAACATCGACATCAAGAAGAACGGCTCGCTGCGCTGGAAGATCCGCTCTGCGGGCAGCGAGACCGGCTCGAACAACGGCTCCGACCTGTGGGTGGAAGCCTTCGACGACTCGGGCGCCAAGCTGAACGACCCCATCTGGATCTCCCGCACGCTCGGCCAGGTCTCGATCGGCATCGCCAACAGCACGCAGAGCGGCGTCGCCCTCAGCGTCAACGGCGCCATCGGTACGCGGGACACCGGGACCGACCCGGCCACCACGACCATGGGCGCCCAGCTCTACTCGAAGGCCGGCAAGCTGTGGGTGCAGACCGCGAGCGGGGCTGAGAAGTTCCAGGTCGTCAAGTCCGTTGCGACCACCGGCAACTCGCAGATCGACGGCCAGTACGTCTGGCTCAGCACGGCGGCCGGTACCTACCGAGCCTTCGGCTACAAGACCGCAGGCGTGGATCGCTGGCTCTTCCAGGTAGACGACACCGCCGAGTCCGGCTCGAATGCCGGCTCGAACTTCCGCCTGTCCGCCCGCAACGATGACGGCTCCTTCAACAAGACCGTCGTCTACGCGAGCCGGAGCACCGGCCAGATCGCCTTCAACACCACGACGATCCACGGCACGGCGACCGCCACCCTTCCCGCCTCCCTGGGCCTGCGTGACACGACTGACCCGGCCACCACTACGGGCGGCGTCTTCATCTACTCGAAGGGCGGCCTGGCTTACGTCAAGCAGGGGGACGGCACCGTCTTCCAGCTCGCTGCCGGTGGTGGCGGAGGCGCCGTCTCCTCGGTGAACGGATACACCGGAGCGGTCACCCTGACCGCATCGGACGTCGGCGCACTGAAGGCGAACGACGCGGCCTACCAGACCAGCGTGCGCGCCATCTTCCAGGGCGACGGCACGAACAACATCATGGAGTGGCGCAACCCTACGGGCGGCCTCGCTGCCCGCATCGGGGCGAACGGCAACTTCGTGGGCCAGGGTGCCGCGTACATGGCTGGCGGCCTCCAGGTCGGCTCATCGTCCACCAACTGGGGTGGCGGCTCTGGCGCGATGCTCGGCCTGAACGACGCGACCACGATCCCGACGACGAACCCGACTGCGGGCGTGGTCGTCTACTCCGAGGGCGGCGTGCTCAAGATCCGGCAGGCTGACGGCACGATCGTCACCGCCACCAACGCTGCCGATCTGACGAACTACGTACAGAACAGCAGCTCGCCGACCTTCAACGACTTCATGATCATCAATGCGTCGGCTGCCACCAACTACGGCACGGTCGCCCTGCGCAAGCTGAACAAGAAGCGTTGGTCGTTCGCCGTGACCGGCGCCTCGGAGACCGGCTCCGACGTCGGCTCGAACTTCATAATCCAGTCGTACACCGATGACGAAGCCGACAAGACGTACCACCTCTTCGCCGACCGGGCCTCCGGCTCGACGGTGATCGGCTCGACGAACGTCATGAACGGTGCCCGCCTGGCTGTGGATGGCGGCGCTCTCGGCATCGTCGACCAAGGCTCGGACCCGACCAGTTCCTCACTCGGCGCACACTTCTACTCGAAAGCCGGTAGGCCGTGGGTGAAGCGCAGTACGGGTGCGACGGGCGGCACTACTCAGTTCGAGATCCTGCCCCGAGGGAACGAGCTCCAGCCGGAAGACCTTGGCCTGGCGGCCTGGACCGGAAACCCGGCAGCCTGCATGTCGACCGGCGCCTACTCGGGCACCACGAACGCCCGAGTCGCTGCCGTGTACCTGCGCGAGCCGAAGTCGATCTCGAAGATCGTGTGGCACTTCCGGGGCTACGCAGGCGGCCTGCTCGCCAACTCCTGGGCCGCTGTCTACAACTCGTCAGGCACGCGGATGGTGTACAACGACGCGATCTCTACCGGCGCGAACGAGCCTGCGACGGTTGTCACTGCCGGTGGCGACGCGTCCTACGTTCCAGTGACGGCGACAACCCTCCCGCCCGGCCTGTACTACATCGTGTGGCGCTTCGTCTACACCACCTCCCCCGTGGACGGGCCCGAGCTGCTTCAGTACGAGAACAGCGCGGCAGCTCCCCCCAACGTCTTCGGCCTGAATGGCACGAAGCTCTTCGGCGTGTACGACGCATCGAGCCAGAACTCCTCGTACACCTCGCTGACCATCGGCTCCATGCAGCGGTCCGCGAACCGCTTCTGGGCCGCCCTCGCGTAAGGAGTGTGCAAGTGGGAGCATCCCTCTACCCGCCTCCTGCCGAGGCGCCAACCACGACAACCACGGGCCTCACCGTGTCGAGTTCGTGGACCATCAACAGCTTCTACGCATCGAAGATCAACGGAGTGGCGACCTTCCATGCGTACCTGAAGTTCGTGGACGCCACATCCCTCACCCCTACATCGAACACCGAGAACCTCACTCCCGAGCCGACGATCGCCACACTCCCGGACGGCTACCGGCCGCCCGTGACGGTCAACGCAGCCTGGGGCGACGGGACCGTCAGCGGCGAGGCGGTCATCCTCAGCACTGGCGAGATCCAGCTTCGCACGACGAGCTACAACCAGTCCGTCGTCACCAACCGGAATCTCCGGATCACCGGCACCTACACCCTGTAACCCAAGGAGGACTTCCGAGTGGCGATCACTTCGTACCCCTTCGACGCTCAGTCGATTACCGAGACCGACTACTCGCGCCTGTTCCGCGAGTTCCAGGAGACTGGCGTCGCTGACGGTGTCGGTGGCAGCGCGCTCTACACCTACGCAGACGGCACCGGGATGACCGCCAAGGTCAGCCCTGGCTTCGCCATCGTTCGCGGCCACGCCATCTACTCGACGGCGACCGAGAACCTGACGATCGCGGCGTCCAACACCTCGGCCCGCGTGGACCGCGTGGTCCTGAAGCTGGACCCGGCCACCAACTCCATCACGCTGGCCGTCAAGACCGGAACGGCCGGCTCGTCGACTCCGCCTGCCCTGACCCAGACGGACACGGGAGTCTACGAGTTCGGCCTGGCTACGGTCGCGGTCGGTGCCAACGTCACCTCGATCTCCGCTGCCTCCGTGCAGGGCGAGCGCCAGTTCCTCGGGAACTCGGTGGGCGGCTGGACCACCAACACCCGCCCCGCCTCGCCTCGCGTCGGGCGCCTGGGCTTCAATCAGTCGACGAGCACCTGGGAGTACTGGAACGGTACGGCCTGGACCTCGCTGGTCGCGGCGGTTGACTGGAACACGCTGACCAACAAGCCGTCCAGCTTCACGCCCTCGACGCACACGCACGCGTACGCCGACGTCACCGGCAAGCCGACCACCTTCGCTCCGTCCGCACACTCGCACGACTGGGACGACGTCACCGGCAAGCCTACGACCTTCGCACCGTCGACCCACTCGCACTCCTGGACTTCGATCACCTCCAAGCCGTCGACCTTCACGCCGAGCTCGCACTCCCACTCCAGCTACCTGGAGTCCGGCGACACGATCTCCTGGGCGAACGGCTCGAAGAAGCCGTACTCCAACACGGCGACGGACGGCACCTGGTACGCGGTCTGGGTCGAGGGCTCCGGTACCTTCTGCCGCAACACCTCTGCCCGGAAGTTCAAGGAGAACATCCAGGACTTCGAGATCGACCCGGACACCGTCCTGAAGATGCGGCCGGTCATCTACGACCGCAAGGACCAGGTCGACGAGGAGACCGGCAAGCTCCGTCCGGGCCGCAAGGGCGAGGTCGGCCTGATCGCTGACGAGGCCCACGACCTCGGGCTCAACTGGATCGTCCAGTACATGGACGGCGAGGTCGACGCCCTGCGCTACGACCTCCTGGGCGTGGCCCTGCTCCCCGTCGTCCAGCGCCAGGCCAAGCAGATCAGCGATCTGGAAGAGCGTCTGGCCCGCCTGGAGGCCAAGCTGTCGTGACTGCCCTCGCCCTTGACAGCGGTGTGCAAGTGGCGCTGGTGACCGCAGGCGGCACCGTCATGGTGGCCGTCGTCGGTGTCTTCGCTGAGCTCATCCGCCGCCAGACCAACACCCTCTCCGAGGTGCGTGATCAGGTCTCCAACACTCACGACACCAACCTGCGCGACGACCTCGACTCGGTGATGTTCCGCATCGACCGCGTCATCGACAATCAGGACCGCCACGGCGAAGCCCTGGACCGACACAGCAGGGACCTCGGAAGCCTGCGCGACGAGATCGCGCATGAGCGTCGTGAGCGCCTGTCCGTCGAAGAGCGCCTGGACGACCACATCGTCTCGGCCGCTGCCTGACCAACCCACCCCCGAAGGCCCTGTCTCCAAGCGAGGCGGGGCCTTCGGCGTACCCAAGGAGGTTCGCTCTCTTGACTGCGCACATCTACCCCGGTGGCAACGCCACCGTCCAGTGGTTCGGCAAGGCGTACTCCGGTGACGCCATGCCCCACCCGAACGTCATCGTCATCCACACCACCGAGGGCGGCTCGTTCCCCTCGTACGGAGGGGGCGGCTCGGCGCCGACCTTCACCGTCAAGGGCAAGGAGGTGCACCAGCACTTCTACGCCAACCACTCCGCTCGGGCCCTGGTCAACAAGGCTGGGGGTGTTGACACCAACACCCTCAACGTCATCCAGATCGAGCTCGTCGGCACCTGTGCCAAGGGTGGGCCGGGCCTGTTCTGGCCGGGCGCGTCCGACGCTGACCTCGCCGGCCTCGTCGACCTGGTCGACTGGCTGACTGACACCTACGACGTTCCGCTCGTCTCCACCTCGAAGCCGTGGCTGAGCTACCCGACGAGCTACGGCTCGAAGAGCGGGCAGCGCATGAGCTTCGCCGAGTGGGAGGCGTTCAAGGGGATCTGCGGTCACCAGCACGTTCCCGAGAACGACCACGGCGACCCCGGCAACTTCCCGATCAAGCGGCTGATCGAGCTGGTCAAGGCGAAGAAGGGCACGCCCGCCCCCACCAAGCCTGCCCCGGCGAAGCCCGCTCCTACGAAGCCTGCTCCCAAGCCGGTCTCGAAGGTCGTCGCCCTGAACCCGGCCGTCAAGCCTGGCGCCCGGCACGCCCAGGTCAAGGATCTCCAGCACTTCCTGGTGAAGGCGGGCTACGGCCCGATCCATGGCGCGTACTCCACCTACTACGGCCCGGAGACCCAGAAGGCGGTCGCCCGGTTCCACAACAAGAACCCCCACCTGCGCACCGCAGGCAAGTCGTACGACCCGGTCATCGGCAAGTCCGGCTTCAAGGAGCTCCAGAAGGAGGCTGGCATCAAGTGAGTAAGCACGCGAAGGTGACGAGCAAGGGCCTGGCGCGTATCGCCGGGGCCCTGCCCACCAAGTACAAGTCCAAGGCCGGACTGGTCGCGGCCGGTATCGGCGTGGCCCTGTCCCTGGCCACCTACTTCGGCACCGACTACCCGCAGGTCGCGCTCGCCATTCAGGCGCTGACCGCGTTCGGCTTCGTCGAGCAGTCCGACTCCGAGTAAGCGGAAGCCCCCGCTGGCCCTGTGGCTGGCGGGGGCTCTCTCGTCGTCTCAGCCCTTCTTGGCCTCGATCTCTTCGAGTGACACGATCTTCGGTCGCCGTCGAGCTGTCGTCTTCTTGGCGGCCGTCTTCTTCACCGCAGCGGCTCGCTCCTTGCGCTCTCCAGCCTCATGCTCGCTGAGCGCCTTCGTCACCTGCGCGACGAACTCCTCGGTCGGCCCCGCCTCCGACGCCTCGCCGAGCTCCGCCTCCTCCAGCCATTCCTCGAAGGGTTCGGCGTGCTCCTCGCACAGATCCTTCGTGATGCTGCGACCATCGCTTGCTGTGATGGTGTAAGTCTTGGCGGGGAACTTCTGATCGATGTCGCAAGCGATCACTTGCAGCTTCATGCCGCCCTCCCGGTGTGCATCTTGGTGTGACTTCAACGATACCCGTGCGCGGTTGACCAGTGCGCGGTAGTGTGGAAGTGTTACACAGTCCCAAGATCACAACGGAGTGAGGAGGCTCATGGGTAAGCGCAAGATCCAGGACGAGCAGGAGGTCATTCGCTGGTTCGAGGAGGGACGCACCTACGACTGGATGATCAAGGAATACAAACGCAAGTACAACATCGACACCGTCGCCTCGATGTGGGGGAACTTCCGGCGTCGGCGCGGACTGGACCGTCGAATCGTCCGGGATGACGAGCTCATCCCCTGGTTCGTGAAGGAAGAGCACCGCTGGGCCTACCCGCTGGCGATGCTCCGAGCAGAGGCTCGGCGCCGGGCCGGCAAAGACCTGACCGAGACGGACACCTCCCGGCTGGGGAACTGGCTGGAGATGCTGAAGGAGGAGGACGCGGTCGTTCACTACGACCCGGAGACTGATGAAGGATTCTTCTACGTCCCACGTCAGGAGGGCGACGATGACCTCATCCACCGCCCGAAGCACAAGACGACACCGCGCCCCAATGCGGACAAGGACTGACGAAGTCAGGTCTGACAACGGTGTCGAGTAGAGCCCCTCGTAGTGAAGCTGCGGGGGGCTCCTTCGTGTCCAAGTTGACCCGTCAGTAGATGAAACTTCAAATTTATGCGCATCCCGTGCAACCATCTCCACAGTTGTGGAGTCATACATTCCGGATCATGAAGTGTGTGATCGGTTCGTCTCACATCGTGGAGGTCGAGCTTGACTCCCTTCTGGTGGGCGTGCATGATGATCCGAGTCAGCGACACTTGCACACAAGGAGGTTGATCAAGTGGGAAACCATGAGGGGGCGGGCGCTGCTACTTACCCAGGAGGATGGAGCGCGGAGTACAGCTCTCCGGACAAGCTGATCACGCTGATAGTCGACGAGGAGGACTACGACTTCCACATCGTCGCGAGGCCGGGGCACAAGCCGAGCGCCATGAGGACGGTGCTCGACGTGGCCAAGTCGCGAGGTCTGGAAGTACTGGACGAGGACGAGATGGACCCCGAGATCCTTGAGGACGGAAGCATCCGCATCTACCTCGCGCCCGTCGAGCTGTACGCCGTCGTGCCGGTCAAGGCGAAGTGCTCCACCGGCAAGCGCATCGCCCTCGGCTTCGGCCTTGCGGCAAGCGTCTCGATCGCGTTCCTGATACCGAGCCCGCTCGCCCACGGCCCTGCATCCACTGCGGAGAAGTCCCCGGCGAACGTCGAGCCGATCTCCTCCGTCGTCCCTGCCGTATCGAACTCGAACTGAAGGAGAACTGAGTGGCCCTGAATCTCATCGAGATCCCGCAGGCGAAGCCCCTGCATCCGAACCTGTCCGTACCGCGCGACGGCTGGGGCCGTCCGCTCATCGTCCCCGAGCTCGGCGGCAACCCGAAGGGCCACACCCGCACGACGACGTTCATCGACTGCATCGAGGACAAGTCGAACCTGATCGACTGGAAGGCCCGCAACGTCCTGGTCGGCATGACGAGGCGCCCGGACCTGGCGGACAAGGCGCGGCACCTGGACCCCGAGGACTCCAGCGACAAGAAGAAGCTGAACGCCCTCGTCGAGCAGGCGGAGGATGCAGCCGGCGCGAACGACAAGTCGCGCAAGGGCACCTACCTGCACGACCTGTCGGAGTATGTCGACCGTGGAGACCCGCTGCCCAGGACCATCTCGGGCGCGGACCTCGACGACATGGCGGCGTACATGGCAGCCACGGCCGCACTGACCGTCGTGGCCATCGAGCAGTTCGTCGTGGTGCCTGACCTGTCGGTGGGTGGCACGTTCGACCGGCTGTCGTACTACGAGGGCCCCGGCCCGGACGGCAAGCCGATCTCGGGCAACTTCATCACGGACACGAAGACCGGCTCGATCGAGTACGGCAAGCTGAAGATGGCGTCACAGCTCGCGGTGTACTCGCGCGGCAAGCTGTACGACCACACGCTCTTCCCCGTGAACGCGGACGACAAGGACGCGATCAAGGCATGGAAGAAGCAGGAGTTCACCGCCGAGCAGGCCGCCCAGGCTTACTCGCCGCTGCCTCCTGTTAACCAGGACTGGGGCATCATCGTCCACTTGCCTGCTGGCACTGGAGTGTGTAACCTGTACTGGGCCGACCTGAACATCGGGTGGGCACTCGCGAACCTTGCACTCACCATCCGCAAGGCGCGCGGGACGAAGGGTGCACTGAAGCCCTTCGTGACGCAGGCCACATGAACCGGAGTTGACTTCAACTCCCAGAGTGTGTAAGTTGGACAACGTCAACGGGGAACGCCCCGGAGATGCAGGGCGAGAGTTGCACAGCTTACCGAGATCGTGTAAGTTGGACAACGACGGCGAGAGAGAGGGGAACGAAACACAGTGAGTGAACTGAGCGTCACGATCAAGTACGACAAGGGGCACGACGCCACCTGGGCGGTCTTCCGAGGGACGACCTCGGAGATCAGGGCCGACATCCTGGACTTCTTCGGGATGGACCCTGCGACACAGGTGGGCCTGAGCCTGAGCAGCGTCGTGACGAACGCGACCCAGATCGCGCACGGCAAGGGGCTGATCGCTACGGCGCTCGGAGCCACGGTGGTTGAGGAGATCACCGAGCCGGCCAAGCCTCCGACCGACGACCCGTGGGCTGCTGCGTCTGCAACCCAGTCCGCCCCCTGGCCGGGCAGTGCAAGTGTCGCAGAGCCGAAGAAGGAAGACCCCAACGCGTACATCCTTGGGGAGATCGAGAAGAAGACCACCGTCCAGGAGCTGAAGAAGCTCTGGGCCGAGAACCAGTCCTTCTTCGCCGACCCGGCAGTCATGGCCGCATGGAAGGCGAAGGGCAAGGCGCTCAGCGCCGCCTGATCCAACCGCAGTACCAACCAACACATCGCACCGTAACTGCCCGCGTGGGCAACGAACGAAGGAGATCAACACAGTGGCCCTCAACCTCATCGACATCCCGGTCCAGGGCGGCGGCTGGTTCAAGCCGAAGGACAACCTAAGCGCTCCCGCCATCCTGCTGGAGGTCCACTCCTTCGAGCGTCAGCGGCCGACCCCGAACGGCCCGAAGGACTCCGTCCTCGCTGACGTGACCGTCTTCCAGGACGGTGGCGCTCTCCAGGCCGGCACCCCGCAGGTGACCAAGGGCCAGAGGATCGAGCAGACCATCCTCGCCCGCGACCTGGAGACCATCGTCGGTGGTGCCACGATCGTGCGCCTGGAGCAGGTGCCCCCGAAGAAGCCCGGTGCGCACCCGGCGTGGGTGTGGCGTCCGGTGACCGACGCGGGTGTCCGCAACGCGGTCGTCGCGTACGCCGAGGAGCGGGAGAAGGCGGCCGAGGAGGCTGTCGCTGACGCTCCCGACTTCGACTGACCTGACTGTGTAAGTGTCGCTACGAACCGGAAGGAGGTTCATGAGCCCGCCCCTGCGGGCAGGAGGGAGGGTCGAGTGAGACCTTCGAGAGATCAGTGGGCGCTGAACATCGCCGCCGAGGTCGCCACGATGGCCGACTGTACGCGGGCCCAGGTGGGCGCCGTGATCCTGAGCAAGCGCAAGCGGGTACTGGGGCTGGGCTACAACGGCCTGCCTCCTGGAATCCCTGGTTGCGCCAGTGCGGGCAACTGCCCGCGAGGGCAGCTCTCCGTCGAGGAGTGCGCCCGCGATACCGACTACTCCAACTGCTCGGCCACGCACGCTGAGCGCAACGCGATCGAGGACGTGCTCGACAAGGGCATCCACCCCGACCTGCTGAAGGAGTCGACGCTGTACGTCACGCGCAAGCCGTGCCCCGCTTGCACCACCCTGATCACTTCCGTAGGTATCGGACGCGTTGTCGTCCGAGGAGAGGAGACCGAAGAGTGCTCACCCCAGGAAGGTCCCTGGCGCTCCACGCTGCAAGCGGCCGTGAACTCCCGCGCGTAGAAGCCTTCGACGACCTGTATGCCATGGGTGTTCGGCCCCGGCACGGTGAGGTCATCATGGTGGCCGGTCGCTCCGGTACACAGAAGTCGGGCTTCGCTCTCTTCTGGGTTGCCCAGATGAACCTGCCGTCGCTGTACTTCTCCGCCGACATGAGCGCCTTCACGGCGAGCTCACGGCTTGCGTCCATGGCTACGAAGGACACGACCGAGATGGTCGAGGCGGGCATGGCCGAGGGCGGCAAGTACAGGCAGGCGTACATCGACGCGCTGGCCGACTCGAACATCACCTTCTCCTTCGGCTCCCCCATCACCTGGCGGGCTGTCGACGAGGAGCTGGAGGCGTACGTCGAGCTGTGGGACCGGTACCCCGAGGTGATCGTGTTCGATAACCTGATGGACTTCGAGGGCGCCGAGTCGGACTACACCGAGCAGATGGCCGTGATGCAGGGGTGCACCGAGCTGGCCCGTCACACGGGCGCAACGGTCATCATCCTTCACCACGCGAGCGACAAGAACTGGGAAGCCAAGACGAACCCTTGGGCTCCCCCGTCCCGCGACCAGGTCAAGGGCGGCCTGTCCGAGAAGCCGGAGCTCTCGCTCTCCGTGGCTCTGGACCCGACCTCGCTGGCCTACAACGTGGCGTGCATCAAGCAGCGTATGGGCCCCTGTGACCCGACTGCTGGACGCTTCGCGACGATGATCTGCCAGCCGGAGTACACGCGCTTCGCGAAGGCAGAGAAGCGGGCCATCATCCAGGCTGCACAGGCGAAGCCTGCCGAGGAGTGGAGCCCGACGAAGGTCGCGTTGAACCTGGGCTCGTAAAGTGTGATACTGTCGCAGACATCGCCGGGCAGCAGCCCGGCTCTACTGGGAGGTGGTGTGTAAGTTGAGCAACAGCATCGCGGCGAGGAACCGGCGAAACAAGCGCAAGGGCGCTGACTGGGAGACGGACCTGCGGGACGGTCTCCGCGAGGAAGGGTTCGACGTCGAGTCCCTTCGACTGGCCGGCGCGGAGGACGAAGGCGACATGGTCATCCGAGAAGCCGACGGCAAGTACCTGGTGATCGAGGCGAAGAACGCGAAGTTCGAGCCGGGTGTCTTCCTCGGTGAAGCCCAGGTCGAGCGCGAGCACTTCGCCAAGCACCGGGGCCTGGACCTGGAGAGCGTCGAGTCGATCGTCGTCGTCAAGCGGCGCGGCAAGAACTGGCGCAAGGCGTTCGTGCTCACGACCGTCGAGGACTACCTCGGGCTGGACCCCCAGTGATCGGGTTCATGGGCTGGGACATGACTCAGGCCGAACGCGACGCACTACATGACGAGACGGAGGCGTTCTTCGCCTACAACGAAGACCCCGACTCCGACCTGGAGACGATCCTCGCCATGGAGGAGGCCCTGGAGGTGACGCACCCGTGAGGTTCCACCGCATCGACTCCGACCAGGGCGGAGGCTCGGACAGCAAGCCCCTACTCGAAGCAGTGATGCACCACTTCGACGTGGACTTCAACGACCAGCGAAACAGCGGCATGGCCAAGTGCCCACTGCATGACGACAACACCCCGTCGTTCAGCTACAAGCTCGACGAGGGCCTGTGGAACTGCCACTCCTGCTCGAACGGCGGAGACAGCTTCACCCTCATCGAGAAGTACCACGACATGCAGCTCAACAAGGCGATCGACTTCAAGCAGACCAAGGCGTACGCCAAGGAGCACGGCCTCGAAGAGGGCGCGGTCGCCAAGGAGACGGGCTACACCAGCCGCTACGGAGGCGGCCGGAAGGCAGCGGGCAAGAAGCCCGGACAGAAGCCAGGAGGCGGCTACGTGCCCGCCTGGAAGCGTAAGTAAGGAGGAGAACAGCTTGGCCGAGCACGAACCGCTCACGCCGCTCTCGACATCCCAGAAGGAGATGCTGGAGGAGGCGGTGAGCACCTACCAGGCGCACCTCACTGCCGACGTTGCGGGATACCTGATGAGTCGAGGCATCGGGCGGGACGAGGCACTGGCCTTCCGGCTCGGCATCGTCGCCGACCCCGCCCCTGGCCATGAGAAGTATCGAGGGATGCTCGCGATCCCTTACCTCGGGAAGGACGCCCAGCCGCTCACCGTGCGGTTCCGCTGCCTGACCGAGCACAACCACCGCGACTACTTCCACGGCAAGTACAACACCATCAAGGACGACATCCCCCGCATGTTCAACATCGGGGCTGTCCACAAGGCCGGCGAAGAGATCCACGTCACCGAGGGTGAGCTCGACGCCATCATCCTGAACAAGATCGGACTCCCGGCTGTCGCCATCCCCGGCGCCAACATGTGGTTCGGGCGGCATCGTCGGATGCTGGCTGGCTTCAACCGCGTGTGGACGTGGGCTGACCCGGACGACGCGGGGGCCGAGCTCACTGGCAAGATCACGCGGCAGCTTCGCTCCGCCAAGGCGGTACGACTGCGGGCCGACGTGACCGACACCTACATGGAACACGGGGCAGAGCACCTGCTCTCCCTGGTCCAGAAGAAGGAGGACTGACAGTGGCAGAGACCGAGACGGTCGAGACGGAGCAGACGCCGAAGAAGGGCGGCCGGAAGCCGGACCCGATGACGCAGCTCATCAACGAACTGAAGGCCGAGATCAAGAACCTGGGCGAGGTTCACGTCGGCGACTACCCGACTCACACCAGGCGCCACTACGCGGACCGTGGGCGCGCCTGGGGTCGCGAGTACGGCCGAGAGGGCGGGACCGACAAGCTGGTCATGTCGCACGCCTACGGTGCGCTGGGCCACTTCGTCGAGGATCGCAGGCAGGCTCTGATTCAGCTCGCTGCCGCAGCCCTGGTCGCAGCCGAGCGCCTGGATGACGACAAGTGAGCGCCGAAGAGGAGTTCCCCGAGGAGTGGGAGGGAGTCGAGATCACGGCCGAGCCCGAGGTCGTCGATCACTTCTCCGCCGCGAAGCGGGCCGCCTCCATCGTGGGTGACCTGCGCGCATCCCTCCGCAAGGAGGGCTTCACCAAGGAAGAGACGTTCGAGCTGGTCCAGATGTACTGGGCCTCGGAGTTGGGGGTGTTCGACTGAGTGGCTGCCGAACTGAAGCATGGCCGACTTGCCTACGTTGTTCCGCCAGGAACGCACGAAGTGGTGCTGGCCAAGTTCTGCCAGTACGACTCCGACTCCCCTGGGTACTTCGCCTACTTCGGAACCGAGCACACGGACTGGCCGGAAGACGTCGAGATCGTCGAGCTCGCCGTGACCAGGTCGGTGTGATGTGAGCCTGAAGGAGTTGCCCGGTGAGCCGGGCCCCACCCTGCACGACATCTACGCGGCGATGACCGAGGCGGAGCAAGTCGCCTTCGCGCCGCACCTGTTGGGCGAGACCTCGGCCGACTGGCTGTCGGGCTTCCTGCGCAAGCACGGACACGACGTGTCCGCCACCACCATCCGCACGTACCGCCGAGCACTTCGGCAGGAAGGAGGCTCCAGTGAGCGAGCTGCTTGACGGACTCCTCGCCAAGCCGATCGGCCCCACGGTCCCGTCCAGGACCACGGACCCCGAGAAGGACTTCACCAAGCAGATCGAGGTCAAGGGCGACGCGGCGGACGTGACCGTCCGGGCTGAGACGTTCGAGCAGACCGAGACGGCGGCAACCGACGTACTGCGCGGCCAGGGCCTGGACCCTGCCGAGTGGACGGTCACCGGCTTCCGCTCCTCGGAGTGGACCATGGCCAACGGGGACACGGGCGTGAGCACCCGCTTCTCCTTCGCCCGCAAGAGCTGTGATACTGTGACAAGTACCGGACAGGACATCGACGAGCTGCTTGCAGCGATCGACTCCAGCCCGGTCATCGAGCGCGACGAGCAGGCCGGCGAGCACACCTTCCTGGTCATCCTCGGCGACATGCAGTTCGGCAAGATCGACGGCGACGGAGTGGAAGGCACGCTGCGCCGGACGGTCGAGAACCTGAACGAGGCGGCCCACCTCCTGGAGCAGTACCGGCTCCGCTTCTCGATCGCCCACGTCCACATCGCCTGGGCCGGCGACCACATCGAAGGCTTCGTCTCGCAGGGCGGGGCCAACGTGTGGCGCACGCCGCTCACCCTGAACGAGCAGATCCGCCTGACGCGTCGAGTGATGCTGCATGCGCTCCTGCTCTTCGCGCCGATGTGCTCGCGGCTCACGATGGTCGCGGTGCCCGGCAACCACGGCGAGGCCATCCGGTTCTCCGGCAAGGGCGTGACGCGCTACGACGACAGCCACGACACCGAGTCCCTGATCGCGGTCAAGGACGCGGCCGACCTGAACCCCGAGCGGTTCGGTCACGTCGAGTTCTACGTCCCCGACACGGACGAACTGAGCGTCGTCGTCGAGTGCTCCGGCACCGTCGTCGCCCACGTCCACGGCCACCAGTTCAGGCCGGGCAAGCAGTGGGACTGGTGGAAGGGCCAGGCGTTCAACAAGGACTCCGCGATGCACCAGGCGGACGTCCTCCTCGCCGGTCACCTGCACCACGAACTGATCGAAGCAGACGGGCCCCGGACCTTCATCCAGGCGCCGTCGATGGAATCCGAGTCGACGTGGTTCCGGCACAGCAAGGGCTCGGGAGGAGCCCCCGGACTGATCGTCGCAGTAACCAAGGACGGGCGTGTACCCGTGAAGGAGGTAGTCAGCAAGTGACCCTGAATCTGATCGAGACCGAGTTCAGCGAGTCCGTCGAGGAGGCGTCGACCGACTGGTCCATCCTCGCCGAGAAGGGAGTCGAGGGCATCCTCCAGCGGGCCGCCCGCAAGGCGGCCGACCAGTACGGCCTGACGCTGGAGTACGAGGACGCCTACCAGGAGGCGGCGTTCATCGCTGCAACCCGAGCCAACCAGGCGCGAGCCGCGCTGGCGAAGGGCGAGGGCCTGTTCTACCGATGGGTCGGCCAGCGCCTGCGAGACAAGGTGCTCACCGAGGCGAAGCACAGGACGCAGCACACCTCGTACGAGGCGAACCTCGAAGCGTTCGACCCGGAGACTGTGTGAGCGGGTACAGCCGAGCTCTCGTCGAGCACATCCTCCCGGCCGTCTGGGACACCGAGGCGGCGTACGGCATCAAGAACGAGCAGGTCCCCGACGCCGACATGCCGAAGGGTCACAAGGACCCGAAGAAGGGCAGTCCGCTCTTCGCCCACCTCGCGGACATCCGGCACGGATGGAGTGCGGCGCCCCTCTCCTTCGAGGAGAGGCAGGCCCTGTTCATGAGGTACTTCCTCGACTGCACGCAGGGGGTCATCGCCTCCTTTCAGGGCGTATCCCAGCAGGCGGTGTCGTACCGGTGCGAGCGGGGCGTCGGCAAGCTGACAGCTCACCTGAACGGCGACAAGTACATCGACGGATACGACCAGTTGGAGGATGAGCAGTGACACCCGAGGAGATCGCGCGAGACCAGGGTCAGTACTACGACGACGTGGGTGGGATGTTCTACTGGTTCGTCTCGGATGACGGCCAGATCTACTCCCGCCCCTACACCGACGAGGAGCAGGCCGGCAAGGAGCAGCGGCTCCAGCTCGACGGGCTGCGAGCGCAGGCCGAGGAGGCGATCGGCTACCTCGACGCCCGGATCGACCTGAGCCTGACGTACTTCGCCAACCCGGCGCCCACCGCCGAGGAGATGGCGGCGCAGGTCAAGGTGCTGTCCGACCTGGCGGCGTACAGCGCAGGCACGCTGAAGCGCCTGATCCTGGTGCTCGGTGAACTGACCGGCCGACCCGTGTAAGTGTCGCAGGCGGCAGCTCTTCGGAGCTGTCGCCTTGAGGCAGTGAGAGAGACCGCAGACTTCAAGGAGGAATTACCCAGTGACTGACACCTTCGACGTTCCCTTCGGCCCGACCGGCGAGCTCGTCTACAACCGCACGTACTCCCGGACCCTGGCCGACGGGTCGAAGGAGACCTGGCCGGACACCGTCCGCCGTGTAGCTCGGGGCAACCTCGCCCTCGTCCACGGACAGGACTTCGAGAGCTGGTCGCAGGAGGCGAAGGCCGAGTACGACGAACTCGTCAAGTTCATGGACGTGTTCGCCATCATCCCTGCTGGCCGCCACCTGTGGGCGACCGGCGTGAAGGGTCGGCAGTACCTGTTCAACTGCCACGTCGCACCGTGGGGCGACAAGCTGTCCCGGCACTTCGAGTTCACGTTCATGCGCCTGATGGAGGGCGGAGGCGTAGGCGGCAACTACTCCTCGAAGTATCTCCGCCCCTTCGGTGCCCCGCGCCGTGAGCTCGACGTCCACATCGTGTGCGACCCGATGCACCAGGACTACAACGAGATGAAGCTCGCCGGCCTCCTGTCCGAGGAGTACGACTCCGACTGGGCCGGAGCCTTTGAGGTCGAGGACTCCCGTGAGGGATGGGCTGACGCTCTCGTCGATCTGATCGACACGTTCATGAGCGACGGCGCGGTGAAGCACAAGGCCCGCGTCTACGACGTGAGCCGAGTGCGCTGCAAGGGCTCGCGCCTGAAGACGTTCGGCGGTACCGCCTCGGGCCCTGGCCCGTTCGCCCGGATGCTGCACCAGGTCGCCGAGGTCATGAACGGCGCGTTCGACCCGAACGACCCCTTCGAGCTGGCCCACCTGAAGCCGACCGAAGCGATGGAGATCGACCACGCCATCGCCGAGTGCGTCGTCTCGGGTGGCGTCCGCCGCTCTGCCCGCATGGCGATCGTGAAGTGGGATGACGAGTACATCCACGACTTCCTCGACTGCAAGGCGGACGGCTCGAAGCACTGGACGACGAACATCTCCGTCGAGATCGACAACCGCTTCATCCAGGCCCTCAATGAGGTGACGGACGGACGGCACGCGGAAGCCGTCGAGGTGCACAACCGAGCCGTTGGCGCGATGCTCCTCAACGGTGAGCCGGGGTACTGGAACTCCAGCTACTCCAACGAGGGCGAGGTCGGCGAGGTCATCGCGACCAACCCCTGCGGAGAGATCGCGTTGGAGCCTGCCGAGAACTGCAACCTCGGACACATCAACCTGGACTACTTCGCCCAGTCGGCGAGTGGCGCAAGGCTGGACCGCAAGGGCCTGCTCCGGGCACACGAACTGATGACCCGCTTCCTGATCCGAGCCACCGAAGGTGACGTGACGGACGCCGAGCAGGCGGCCAAGCTCGCCCAGAACCGACGCATCGGTGTCGGTCACCTGGGGGTGCAGGGCTTCCTCGCGAAGCAGGGCATCGCCTACTCGAAGGCGCCCCACTCGTACGCGTTCCGCAACCTGCTGAACGACCTGTACGACACGGTGCGCGAGGAGGCTCGGGCCTACTCCTTCCACCTCCGCATCCCGGAGCCCGTGAAGGTGACGACCGTTGCGCCGACCGGCTCGATCGCGAAGCTGCCCGGAGTGAGCGAGGGCATCCACCCGATCTACGCCCGGCACTTCATGCGTCGAGTCCGGTTCTCCATGCCCGACCCGGCGCAGGCCGCGACGGTGCAGGGCTACATGAACCAGGGCTTCCTCGTCGAGAAGGACGTGTACGACCAGAGCGGCAACACGATGGTCGTCGCCTTCCCGACCAAGGAGAAGCTGGTCGCCGAGGTCGAGGAGCTGGGCTACCCGGCAGACATCGTCGAGTCGGCGGACGAGATCAGCCTCTACGACATGCTCAACTTCCAGGCCATGTACCAGACGGAGTACGCCGACAACGCGGTCTCCTTCACGGTGAACTTCCCCGAGGGCAAGTACTCCACCGAGGAGGCGGCCGACATCATCAAGGCGTTCCTGCCGGAGCTGAAGGGCACCACCCTGATGCCGGACGGCACGCGGGCCCAGGCTCCGTACGAGCGGATCACCGAGGAAGAGTTCAACACCTACGCCGTGACCTCGATCGAGGACAGCACGGACGAGGATTGCACCACCGGTGCCTGCCCTGTGCGGTAATCTCTACGAAGCGCCCATTGGATCAACGCCCTCACCTCTTCCGGGTTGAGGATGACGATCACCGAACCCCTCACCCTTCCTGGGTGGGGGGTTCTTCGTCGTTTACGTACGTCCCCATGCCCGGCTCCGCCCAGAGGGTTCCCTCCTCGATCAGGCGTACGAGCGCACGGCGCATGGTGCTGGTGCTCACCCCGAACTCGGCAGACAGGGCGACGGTCGACGGCACAGCCGAGCCGGCCGGATACGTACCGCTCTTCACTCGCCGACGAATCTCCTCAGCGATCTGCGGCCACGCCGCTCGCCTCCTGTCGATCTCCATGGACCGGACGGTACGACGGTCGACCATGCTCCGCGACCGGGGAATGGGTCGCCATGGCCGACTACGGTCGACTACGCTTCAGCGATGGAAGCCACATGCAACTACTGCTGGCTGCCGGTGGTGCACGTCGAGGTCGTCGTCGCCGTCGAACGCATGTCCGGCCCCCCGTTCATCCGAGTCGCCTGCTCCACCTGCATGACGAAGGAGGGGATGAAGCCATGGCGAAGCCGACTGGAGATCGCGCGCCAGCTTGCGAGCTCGACCTCCATGAGGTCTGCGACGGGAACGCCGACTGCCTCATCCACGGCGTGACGTACGAACGGTTCCGATGCGCCTGCCCATGCCATCCACCGCAGATCAGGCAGGTCCACTGGCCCTCGTCCTTCGAGTAGAAGGCGGGGGCCTCCCCCTTTGTCCATTTCTGGAATGATTCAAGATGCTTTACCCTTGGCTGCTTCAAGCGCAGGATCAACGTCGCTCAAGCGCAGAGGCCAACGATGGAAGCGACAGGATCTTGACGTGTCGATACTTGGTATCGAAGATCAAACCGATCGGCGACGAGGGCGAGGAGGTCTGGGTGTACGGCTACGTGTGCGGCGAGCCGACGCTCGACAGGCGCACTTCCGCCTGCTCAGACCACTTCTACCCCAGGTACTCACCCTTCCCGGCAATCGCCAGGCGACGTACCCCAAAGCGGTAATACTCGAACGAGCGGTTCAGCTTTGGGGTAACCTCTCGGACGTGATGAAACAAGGGGGGCCCACGATACGGGCCGACATCTACGTGCGAATCAGCCAGGATGTCACAGGGGAAGAGCTGGGCGTCGCGCGCCAAGAGGAGAAGTGCCGGGAGCTGTGCGCTCACCTCGGCTACGAGGTGCGACACGTCTTCGTCGACAACGACCTGAGCGCCACCAAGAAGAACGTCGTCCGCCCGGACTTCGAGGCGCTGCTCGTCAGCAAGCCCGAGGCGATCATCTGCTGGCACACAGACCGGCTCATCCGCGTGACGCGGGACCTGGAGCGGGTGATCGACCTCAAGATCAACGTCCACGCTGTGATGGCCGGGCACCTGGACCTGTCCACGCCTGCCGGTCGAGCTGTCGCTCGCACGGTGACGGCCTGGGCCACGTATGAGGGTGAGCAGAAGGCTGAGCGGCAGAAGCTGGCCAACATCCAGGCCGCCAAGGACGGCCGACCGTACACCGCAGGCATCCGGCCCTTCGGGTACGGCGACGACCACATGACGATCGTTGCGGAGGAGGCTGCGGCCATCCGCGACGGCGCCAAGATGGTGCTCGATGGCTGGTCTCTGTCCGCCGTGGCTCGCTACTGGACGGAGCTCGGGCTCCAGTCTCCTCGCAGCCTCGTTCGTGGCGCCAAGGCGTGGTCTCTGCGTGGCGTGAAGAAGGTGCTGACGTCTCCGCGCTACGTCGGGCGGTCCACCTATCTGGGCGAGGTCGTAGGCGAGGGGCAGTGGCCCCCGATCCTCGATCCGGACGTTTTTTACGGTGTCGTCGCCATCCTCAACAACCCGGAGCGCTTCAGTGGGGGCAAGCGGACGGGCCGGACGCCTGGAACCCTGCTCGCAGGCATCGCCCTGTGCGGGGAGTGCGGCGAGACGGTCAACGGACGTGGCTACCGAGGCGTGTTGGTCTACGGATGCAAGGCGACGCACACTCGGACGCCTCGGAGCATCGCTGACGCTCGCGCTGGCACTGCAACCCTCGCCCGGCTCATGTTCCCCGACTTCCTGGGCCAGCTCCTGGGCTCTGGGCAGGCGCAGGACGGCCAGTCGGCAGCGTCCCTGCACTCGGAGGCCCAGACGCTGCGCGAGCGCCTTGACGGGCTGGCTACGGCTTACGCGGAGGGTGCGATCAGCCTGTCGCAGATGACGGCCGGCTCGGCGGCGATCAACAAGAAGCTCGAAGCCGTCGAGTCTGAGCTGGTGGGGTCGGCTGGTCTCCCGCCGTTCGATCCGGTGGCTGGAGTGGCTGGCCTGATCTCCGGCTGGCCCGCTACTCCGCTCCCGACTCAGCGGGCATGGGTGGACTTCTGCTTGGTGGTCACGCTGAACCCAGCGAAGGGTCGGCACATGTCCGGGATGACCACGGACGATCACGTCAGCGTCGAGTGGCGTGACGTGGCCGAGTAGTAGATACGACGAAGCCCCGGCTACCCCCATTCGGGGGTACCGGGGCCTTGCCTTGTCCTCAGTTGTGGTGACCGCTCTCCAGGCGGTCGATCTGCTCCAGCGCGTCCTCGTACCGGCCAGCCTCCTGCATCAGAAGGAGTCGGAGGTCGGCGAGCTTGGCCTGCGCCCACTTCGGGAGCCGGGCCTCTCGCTCGGAGCTCATGAGCGTCGGGTACCGCTGGATCAGGAACTCAGGTCGTGTCGTCATGGCGCCACTCGACCGTTCTTGACGAAGGCGGCATGTGTGATGGGCATGTGGGCTGCGAACAGCTCCTCCATCTGCTCGGCGACCATCTCGATCTCCCGCTGAGGGAAGGAGGGGAACGTCGAGCCCTCGTCGATCGTGCGCAGGGACAGGAAGTGCATCAGGCTGCGGGCGTTGCAGGTGGCGAAGTACGAGGTGAAGATGCCCACCGGCAGGACCATGCGGGCTACCTCCTTGGCCACGCCCTCGTCGATGAGCGAGCGGTAGTCGTTGTACGCGTCCCGGTAGGCCCCGGTGAGCACGTAGTTGACGAGGCCCTGCTGGTAGTCGGAGCCGGGCTCGAAGGTGTAGGCGCCGGGCTTGCCTACCTGCACCAGGTTCCGGTCCTTCGCCGGGGTGTAGAAGACTGGCTTCAGCTCGGTGTAGCGACCGCTCTCCTCGTTGTATGACCAGCCAGCGCGGTGTCGGAAGTGCTCGCGGGCTACGAAGATCGGGGCCTCGATCAGGAAGGTGAAGCTGGTGTGCTCGAAGGGGCTGCCGTGTCGGTCCCGCATCAGGAAGTTGATGAGACCCGGAGCCGAGTCCTCCTTCTCGGCCGAGGCTGACCCGATGGTGCTGACTCGGGCGGCCATCGTTACGTCGTAGTCCATCGCGCTGGCCTTCATGAGCGTCACGGAGACGTCGCTCCGGAACTTGACCTCAGTCACTGGTTGCGTGCTCCTCTCAGTGGGCGGGTGTGGCGGTGACGATCCCGAGTACGAACCCGGTGATCAGTGCGGCGATGGAGAAGACCAGGACGGTCCGGAACTCAGGCATCGGTCGGCGCCTCCTCGTCGTACATGTAGAGCTCGTTGACGTGGTGCACCTTGGTGCCGTACTTGTGCTCCAGCTCTCGGAGTACCTGCCTCAGCCGGTCAGCCTCCCGACTCAGGCCGAGGCCGGTGTGGAAGATGCGCTTGGGCTCTCGCCCTCGTAGCTTGGCGAAGGCCAAGACTCCATGCAGGGTGTAGACGTTGCTCTTGTTGAACTCGGGGTAGACCCGAGCCTGGTGGAAGCCGTACACGATCAGGATGTCCTCGTCAGTGACCGGCTCAAGCGGCCCAATGTGAAGCGACACTTACACACCCTCTCCGAGGTGAGTCAGGGCCTCATGCAGGGCCTTGACGGTGACGGTTTCCTTGTTGTCGCGAGCGTGGTGCTCCTCGCGCAATACCTGGTTCTCGTTGACGAGCTGCTGCACACCTTCGAGCACCCGAGCCATGTTCCTGGGGCTCCAGACGTTGCCGTCCAGCGGGCGGATGAAGGCGGAGCTGAGCTGCACGCCGATCACCTTCGCGATCTCGGCCACGATGTGCCGGGCCTCCCCGCCCTGCGAGTTCTGCTTATAGGCGGCCTCGCAGTGGCCGGCGCGGCACAGCTCGACCTCTCGGACGATGTCGGCCAGGTCTCCGGCCAGTCCGCCCACCTTGGGCGCCGGCTCGGCCTCCAGGTGCTCGATCTTGGCCGCCTTCAGGTAGTCCAGCGGCCCCTCGAATACGATCGACTCAGCCTTGATGGCCTCGACGTCCACGCTCCGCGCCGCCTCCGCGATGCGCTTGCCCTCAGCGATCCAGTCCCATCCGTTGCTCACTTGCTGGTCTCCTCTCGTTGCGTCTTGATCGGTGTCTGCTTGGGGCAGTGCGTGTACTCGCGATGCCATCTGTCGGGGCAGGTCCCGATCGCGGAGCGGATGGAGTCAGTGCACTCGCAGACTCCGCGCGGCTTGACCGCCTTCACGCGCTGATCCGGTTCTCGTACGAGGCTCGGGACTCAGAGGTCAGGTGGTAGGCGCCGAAGTCGCACTCGTAGAACCTGCTCTCCACCTTCAGGCCCCGCATGGTGCCTCGCGCCTCGCCCTGCCTGCTCCTCTTGGCTCGGGCCCGGCCGAGCGCCTTGTCGGCGTCTCGCTCAGTCGCGAAGCCTCGCTTCACCCCGCAGGGGCAGGCCCTCCAGTCCAGTGGCTTACAGCTCATTGACGCCCTGACTCCTTCCCTTGGTGACCTTCTTGACGGTCGACTTCTTCTTGTTCGGGTCGTCCTTGACGAACCGGTCACACTTGCACGACTCCAGGTAGCACTTGCCACGGCTCGCCCCGTCAACGGCGTGCATCCAGGGAGCGTGACCACACTCCGGGTTCCAGCAGTAGCCAGGCCAGCTCGTCTTGCCGTCATGGTTGGCCAGCATCACACCCGAGGACGTCAGCGGGACCAGCTTGCCGGTGCCTCCGAAGCTCATCTTCTTGGCGAACGCTTCAGCCTCGGCCGCGCTGCCGAACGGGCCGAAGTTCAAGCCCTTGCTTCCGTCCGCCCAGGTGTGGACCATCGCGAAGAGGTCCCGCATCTGCACGATCTCGGCGACCTCCTTGATCACCGCCTTGGCGAGCTGTTCTGGGGTGTCGAAGGTGGGATCTTCGAGGATGTCGACCACCCTCTTGATCTCATGCGCCCTCGGGGTGAGCCTCACTTCTCGATCAGCCCGGCGAGGCGGTTTATCAGGACGCCGTAGTGCTCTGCGTCGGCGATGTCCTGGTCGGTGCGAGTGGAGTCATACCCGTACCAGTCGAAGACCTCGCCGTCCTCGTCCTGGTACTTCTTCAGCTCCTTCTCACGGCCCTCCTCCCGCTCCTCGTACTCCTTGATGATCTTCTCGATCTCTTCCCGCAGCTTCACTTGCACACCCTCCTCGGTGAGGACCCGCGCTCCCCAGCGCCGGACGTTGACGTACGCGATCATGTTCCAGGTGGAGTCAGGGGCCTTCTCGGCCCAGCGCCAGTGGCCTCCGACCTTCCGGAGCCGACTCCCCCGTCTGTCCAGGAGCTCGATCGTCGTACCCTCGGGCAGTTCGTCGAGCTCTCTGATCGTTGTGAGTGTCACAGTATCACACTCGCGCCAGTTGCACCAAGTCGGCCACGCCGTACAGCTTCAGGTGCAGGTCACGTACCGAGCCGTCGTTCTTCAGGACGTGGTCGAAGGACCAGTCGTCGAGGGCGACCTCGCTCTCATGTACTCGACCCAGTCGGTCCTTCGCCGGGCCGACGCGCGGCCTCTCGATCTGGATCATCACGCCACCTCGGTCGGCGACAGCCTGCGCCTCATTGGGGAAGCGCACGTCAGTCAGGACCAGGGCGGGGGCGTCGGTGTGGTCACGGAACAGGGCGTCCACCCACACGTTGGCGCCGAGCACGCGCCGGCCAGCGTCAGTGCCGGCCCGCTGGAGCAGGGCGCGCACCTCGGGGTACGTCGTCTTGGCGTAGTCCCATCCTGCCTGGTCGATCAGCTTCGACAGTCGCAGGTTCCCTGCCCCGTAGAACCCAGGGATCAGGGGGTCGAGGGCGTAGAGGAAGTCCTTCAGCTTGTCGGCGAAGGCTGCCTGCCTCCAGCCGTGCTGTATCAGGGCTTCGGCTGCCTCGTTCTTACCTGAGCGGGCATACCCTGCCAGCCCGATGATCAGTTGGTCACTCACTCGTAGCTCGCCTCTTTCGAGTTCAGGTTCAGGAACTTCTGCTTGATGCGGTCGATGATCAGGTCACCGACGTACGGGCTGAACAGGGAACCCAGGGGATTCGGGTCGGGGAACTCGGTCTTGATCAGCTCGATGACCTCTCGACCAACGGCGCCGACCAGGGTATCCAACTCATCGGAGAGCTGGTCGTACTCCTCGCCGTACCACTTGTCGTACTGGCCGTGGATGTCGGCTCGGGCGCCTGCCACATCGGGGAGGTACGCCCAGTTGCCGAGCTCGTCCCGCTTCCATGTCACAGTATCACACCTGGACGGGGAGAGTGGCGTCCGACCACACGGGGATCGGAGTGGCGTTGCGGTACCGGCTCTTGCGGTACTGGCCGGTGGTCCTGATGAACCCCTCGCCCGCAGCCTTGCGGAGCACCGGGCCCATCGCTCGCGGCTCCTCGGGCTTGACCAGGCCCGCGTCCCACAGGTCATCGACAGTGAACTCACCGAGCGAGTCGGCGACAGCGATGATCGTGGCGTGGGCCTGCGCCTTCCACTCGTCGGACGCGCTCTCGTACACGCGCTGCATGGCCTCGTCCCGCGCAGCCTCGGCAGCCTGAAGGGTGGGGATGTGCACGTTCACTGTGTATCTCCTCTGCTCACGGTCTGGCTCATCAGGGCGTGGGCTACCACTCCACGCCGACACCCCTGGCCGGGGTGTTTCGCCACACTTGCACAGTCAGGACGTCTCGCGGTACCCGTCGAAGCAGTAGATGTACGAGGTGTCGCCGACCTTCGCCCAGCACAGGCGGTGTCCCCACACGGTGCCCCAGTACTCACGGTGCGCGGCCTTGTTCTGCTTGACCCACGCCTGACGCTTGGCCGGGTCGTTCAGCTTCGGGTTCAGGTACGTCACGTTGCCCGCCCGGTCGACGTAGTACGAGTACCCCTTGCCGTTGCCCCGCTTGGCCGCGTCCCAGTAGCAGTTCGTGTCGTCGCTGTCGTCAGCGCACGGCTTGGTCGGGATGTGGAACACGGGCACGTACTTCACCTTGGCGGGCAGGGTCACGGGCTTGGCGTCCGAGGCGGAGGCCGGCGAGTTCCAGGTCAGGGAGCCCAGCAGGGCGAGGACCAGGAACGTCAGGACGTAGCGGGCTGCGGTCTTCATCAGGTGTCTCCTCAAGGGTGAGCTCGCCCTCGATCGGGCGGGGCTTCGGGGTCATACGGAACTTGTAGGCGATCAGCTCGGGCACCTCGCCCGGCTCGACCGCTCGGTTGATCCACGCCGTGTGGCACACCATGGCCAGCAGGTGGATCGCCATCTTGATCATCTCGCTGTACGAGAGGCCGGTCCGGCGCAGGATCATCACGTCCTGCGCCAGGCTCCGATCCACCCGCGCACTCAACTGGCGGGGCATGTCCTCGCTCACGTCAGGGCCACCTCCGGGAGGATGTCCCCCTCCTCGGTGATCAGGCGAGCGTCGATCAGTCTGCTGCCCGTGTCCCAGTAGTGGCGGCCGAGCTTCCAGCACATCCCGCTCTTGATCAGCAGGGCGAAGAGCTCCAGCGTCTCGGCGTCGTCCAGCTCGCCCGACTCGTAGCTGATCAGGTCGATGACCAGGTCTCCCATGCGGCTCACTTGCTTGCCTCCTCGATCTCATCCAGCAGGGTCTTGGCCAGGCGGAACCCGATGAAGAACAGGGCCAGGTCGGCATGCCCTTCAGGGGTGTCAGGGCTGGGTGTACCGAACTCGGTGAGGTTCTCCTTGTAGGCGCCGAGGTCTACGAACTGGCGCCACTTCACGCCGAGGTCGGCGCTCTTGCCAGCCTCAGCGGCTGCGTCCTGGATGGCCTCCCGGTAGGGGGCCACCTCCCCGTACTCCTGGACCAGGTCGACCACCTTGTCCCGTACGAGGGCGAGGAAGTCGGCACCCTCACTCACCCGCGAGTCAGGCTCGGCGCACTCGGCGAGGCGGGCCAGGGTCGGCGGGTCGTAGTGGTTGATCCGTTCGGTGATGTCCATCGGTCACACCTTCACAGTGGTTGGCTTCGTCAGGACGGGAGGTCCACTCCCGCCGACCGGGTCTCCCCGGTTTCGCCTCTCTGTGTGTCACAGTATCACTGCTGCGCAGGTTACACAACCTCAGCCGTACCTGATCTCTCCGAGCGCAGCGAGCTGGATGATCACGTCGGCAGCGCTGGCGTCGATGTAGCTCAGGTCGATGCCGTCGTCCTCCCGTTCCAGCCAGGAGTCGGAGATGTACCCGTACAACTCCCGGTTCACGTACGGCTGGTCGATGTCGAGCAGCTTGCGGTACGCCTCACGGATGTCGTCGGCGCTCAGGTAGTGAACCTCGTCCACCTCGCGCCCACCGAAGGGGAAGTCATCGAACCCCTCCGCGATCGTCCACGTCTTGCCCTCGGGCAGGCCGGCGAACTCCTCGTCGGTCGGCTCCGTGGCCCAGTAGGTGATACCCCCGTACGCTCCCGTGTCGATGATGTCCTTGACGTTCTCGTCGGTGACGGACTTCTTGATCTCGTCGATGCTCGGCACTGTCTGGCTCCTCAGTCTCAGGCGTTGGCGGCGATGCGGACGACGGCCTCGGTGCCCTCGTACTTGTTCTGGCGGACGTGCTTGCGGGCCAGCGTGGTCGCCTTGTCCTTGCGCTTCGAGTCGCGGACGTTCAGGTCGTGGGTGCGGAACTTGGGGGTCACTGTGGTGCTCCTTGCATGTGCGGCAGGCTCGTCAGCGGGGGGATGCCACCCTCCCCGGACCCCCGAAGGGGTTTCGCCGGGTCAGTCCAGGTTCATCAGCGTGAGCAGCTCCTCTGTCGTCACGACCGGGAGCTCGGCCTCGGGCAGGGACTTGGACTTGGGACCCTCGACCAGCTCAGGTACGGGCTGGCCTGCCAGCTCCAGGACCCACGCCTCGTAGTCGTCGATGTCTGCGTGCAGATCGTCCGGGTCGTCGTCGCCGTAGGCGTGGCCCTCCAGGAAGGTCATCGCCGCGTGCTTGTGACCGCTCTCGGCCAGCGCGCGGGCCAGGTCTTCCGCCTCGGTGCAGGTGAAGTGGCCGCCCACCCCCTGTGCAGTCATCGTGTCGCCGAGGATGCGAGCGAAGACCGAGATCGCGGAGTGCATATCCTCGATCTCCTCCTCGGTGTCGCGCTCGTCCTCCACCACCTCCGCGAGGCAGAGGTAGCCGTAGCTCTCGGTCCAGTACTCGCCGACACCGGCGGACTGTCCGGGCTTCAGCCCTCCCCCGCAGGTCTCGCACTTGTACGGGCCAGGCTTCAGCGGGTAGAGGATCGGGCCGTTGTCGTCCAGGCACCGCACCACGTTGCTCGGGATCATCTCTGTCACACCTTCACGCTTGGTTGCCTCATCAGGGACGGAGATCCACTCCGCCCGACCGCCTCTCGACGGTTTCGGCTTGGCACACTTGCACACTTACGCCGCAGTAGCGAACATGGTTCCCCTCGTAGACGTGCCGACCAGGCGGTCACGCCACACCACCCAGGTCACCGCCTGCACGGTCGAGGGGAGCTCACCCAGGCGCTGTGCCGCCTCCCGGTAGCAGTGCGCGATCAGGGCGTACCGACCCTTGGCACCCAGACCCCGGTCACGGGCGCCGTACTCCTCCCCCACCGCGATGTCGTGGGCGTGCCGGTCGATGCAGACCGCGTCCGCGTCGGTCGGGTCGAAGATGCAGCGGTAGAAGTGGCCGGTCTTGCGGTCCATGGGCAGCACCTCGGCCGGGTCGGCACCCGCCAGGATCTTCGACGCCTTGGCCAGCGCGTCTCCCAGGTGTCGGGACGGAGTCCCCGTCTCGTAAGCGTCCGTGGCCAGCTCGACGTTCAGCCACCATGCCGTCTGCGGAGACAGCGCTGCCAGGAGGCCGGCGCCGACCCGGACGTCACCCTCGGTCATCTGCTCGGCCAGGCGGTGCGCACTCGGGTACCAGTCGCGTCCCTGCAACTCCTGCTCGGCGGACGCATCCAGCCAGGTGTCGATGATGTTCCGCACGTACTGCTCACGGGTCTGGGCGTCGGGCTTGATGGAGATCATGGTCTCTCGTCTCTCGGGCGTGAGTGGCTGCTCATCAGGACCCAGGCACCGCCCTGGGCCTACACCCGGCCCACTGAGGGCAGTCGACCGGGTGTTTCGCATGGAGTCACACCTCCCGGCCTCCCGGCCGGGGATCTACGTGTGAGGTGTTGCAGTGCACTCTTGCGGGCTCACCTCCTGAAGAAGGCGACCTCCCAGTTACTCCCGTCGCGATGTCCGCGCTGGTCCCGCAAGATTTTCTTGTGCATGGTGATCTGCATGTAGGGCCTTTCAGCCTCGTCCGAAGTACCTTGGGTTGGCTCATCAGTGACCAGGAACCACCTGGTCAGACACCCTCTCGGGTGTTTCGCCTTGTCACTCGTAGTGCGATGCCGCGATCTTGTCGGCCAGCTCCAGGACCCTTCTCCGATCCGTGTGCTCCAGGTCGGCCAGGAGCTCAGCCAGCTCCTCGACGCTGTACTCGGGAGTGATGCTGTATCCGTCCACGCTGCGCTCCTCGTTGGTTGGCTCATCAGTGACCGGGCACCACCCGGCCAAACACCCTCACGGGTGTTTCGCCTTCACCGCGCCCCTACCTCCCGACTCCGGTAGCGGGCCCAGTCGTGCTGCTCGCCCTCCAGGAGCCAGGGCAGCGGGTCTCGGCCCAGATCCTCACGGGGGCTGAACACCACCCGCGTCCCTTCTGCGGGCCGCACCTTGCACTCGATG